CCAATCTCAGGATATTCATCCATCTCTTCGTATTCTTTGTAGCGTCTTCTTCTATTAAGTTCTAGCTGTGGGAGGATGGGGTTTCTCTGAACCCCTCCCATAGCAGGACCATTATCAATATTTTGATCTTTGATAACCTCAGTACTAACAACAGTGTCCCCAGTCTCAGGAAGCACTTTACCTTTATCAATAGCCCTTTGAACAGTTATCTGAGCTTTGGTTGCAAAGAATTTAGCAAAGAAGCGTCCTATGGGGCCTGTGGGAGTATAATACCCCCCACTCCTGTTAATGGTTCCACCAAAAGTAGTATAACCACTTTCATTTAATTCGTCATTCAATTCGTCATCTACTTCATCAGCCATTTGAAATCTTCCTCTGTCATTCCACCGTATGCCGTCTTGAAACTATGCTTATAGTTTTTACTAGGCATTAAGGGTTTCCGTTCTTTTTCTAGTGTAGACACATACTCAAGAGGAGTTGTATCTAATAAGTTTTTATAAGCGTGAACAGCTAGGGCAAGGCTCATAACAAGATCATCATGATGATTCCTCTCTGCCGCTACCCTTCCGTTCTCGTTTATAATGAAGGTCATTAGTTCGTCACAAGTTCGGGTCGAGTTAATCTTAATTAAATCAGTCCTTATTGCTTCTTCCAGTTCTGCTAGTATGCTTTCTCTATTTTTTGCTGTAACCTGAAAACCAAGATCATCCTTGTCATCAGCCCACAAATTCTCGTACTCATAAATATTATAGAGCCAGTCGATTAAGTTATTTCCAATAGTGTTCCGCTCACAAATGATGTGCGCTACATTATATAGCATACCTTCATTAAATAAAATTTTAGCAAAATCATTTATAGGGGTTCTATTAGAATAAAATTCTGCAACTTGCTGCCCATTGTACATATTTATCACATGAAATGCTGAATAATCTCTATCTCGTCCTAAAGAAGTATCACAAGAAATAAGATATGTGTAGTGGGGTTTCGCCTCTTGCCAAACACGCATTCGGTTATTATACTTAGTAAAATATTCCTCACTTGTTTGAGAGGAGATCTGCTTCAGAACTGCTCCCTCGATATAAGTATCCCCTGTTCCAAGGAAAGAACATTCGTATTCCTGCAACCACTGTTTCATAGGCATATTTGCCTTCGTAGTCTCTTCCCACTTATGGATATCCAACCCCTTTTCAGCCATCTCAGAGTATAGATGACTATAATTCTCATTATAATTATACTCAGGATGCTCTTGCCAACGGATATCAATAGGGTTGAAAGAATTATCTCCTGTTAATGCTTTTTGGTAAACCTCATGATACCAGTTACCTATACCATTAACAGTAGATAAAACAAAGGCTCTACCCCCCGTGGAGATAATCGGGTATACAGCAGCCCAAATGGTATCAATACTATCAATAAACGCTGCTTCGTCAATGATCAGTAGGGATCCTGCAAGAGATCTACCTGACTGCTTACCTGAGGGTCTAGACTTGATAGTAGAACCCGTCATCAACTTAAGCGTGTGCTTGTTATCTTCTTGAATCCCTGGTTTTAAATAGGATGGAAGCTCATCATACATAAGCTTAATTCTATCTAGCACTTCTGTTGATTCTGCATCACCCTTAGAAAGAATAACAACTTGCTTATGTCTCTGAAAAATAATCATCCACAAGGAATAAGAGGCTGCAATTGTAGTACACCCAGCCTGACGGAACTTACGAAGAATATTAAACCTATTTTTTTCTAAATTCCCAAGGATTCTTTCTTGAAACGGATATAGTTTAAATGGGACAAGACCACGGATAGGGTGCGTAACTTTGATATAATTAGAGATAAAATACAGAGGACTTTCAGAACATCTCTTAAATTCATCTAATAATCTTTGATTTTCCATAAAAACTGCGTTTGCTTATTATATTATAGTATATGAACATACACGCTGTTATATGTACTAGAGATAGGAATAATGTATCTCCAACTACAAACAAATTAGTTACCTTTTTGTGTGCCTGTAACATCAGTGTATACATCCTTTCCGATGCAAAATCTATATTTCTGGCCTATGAAGGTGCCTTCAATAAAATAAACCCAAACCCAGAAGACATAATAATATTCTGCCACGATGATATTGAAATTAGAGAAAACCCAGAAGAGTTTGTCTCTAAACTAAAAGAATCTTTGTCTCCTCCTGAGATGGGGTTTGTCGGACCAGCAGGGACCACTCATTTAACCAAAAGTGCTGTCTGGTGGGATCAAACTGTGTGGCAACAAGGGAAACATAGAGGAGAAGTTCACCACCTCCAGGCAGAAACACCTAACCTCCCCAACCAACTAGGGTCCAGTCAGCAGACCTTTATAGATATAACTCATTATGGCCCTCCAGGAGATGTTGTTGTGCTTGATGGGCTATTTTTAGCAGCAAAACGCCGAGTTATAGATGAGATAGGTTTAAAAAAACCGAAATACTTCGAAGGAGAGTGGGATTTCTATGATATTCACTATACCTCCCAAGCATTCCTTCAAGGATTTACTAATAGAGTGATGAATTTAAACATCCTACATAACTCCAGAGGAGAATTAGTAGGAAGAGACTCTTGGCACAAGAACAGGGAGGCATTTATCGCAAATAATGACCTTCCATTAGAAATAAAGGACTAACAGGTATAAAAAAACTCTCCACCATTACTGATGGAGAGTAGGTGCGAAGTCCCGAACCGCAGAAAGGCGCAAGCTTAACTACTGGCGCAGGAGCAGGAGCAGGAGCAGGGGCAGCTTCAACCTCTCCTCTTTGGGCCATCATAGCATTTAGTCTACCTTGGAGGACCTTACGATGACCCCCCTTTGCTCTAGCAAGTCTTGCTCTTAGTTTTCCTTCGTTTCTTTCCATGATTTATCCTCTTACTGCGTTTTCTTTTAGATTCTAGTCTAAAAAAGTTTTGAATTTTCTTTTTAAGATGACCTAACTTATCAAAGTATCTAGGTCCTTTGTTGTTGTATCCTTTGTTTTTTTTATTTATCATTAACGATAGGAGAATCTCCTTCTAGATCAATGATCCTGGAAACTCCCTCATAAACCCCATACCCAACACCTACAACAATCCCTAATAAAACTATAATCTCTGCTAGACTCATCCTGTAAACTGATAAGGGTGTTCTAAACCTGTCTTTGAAAAGTATTGCCCATAAAGGATTCATTTCTTATCTCCAGGTAATTCATCTACCCCATGCCCATTCTCCACGATGCCTTTTAGGATAGTACTCAGACTCGTCACGACCAATGTGATGAGTCCCGCAACGACCGCAATACTTTCTGATGGAATGAATTTAATACTTCCAATAAAGGCTAGGACTAGAATTAATAGATATAACCCTGCAAACTTTGCTAGGTGCTTAGAAGCTGTTTCTTTAGCACTTTCTTTAATTAATAATTCTCTAATCCTAGCATCAGATTCAGCTTGTAACTTCTCTACTTCAACTCTACCTTCAGCTTCTTTAAGCTTTAAGGCAGAGTTTACATCAATGTATCCTTTTCCGTCTACCATAGGTGATTGTCCCATTATTTATTCTCCTTTCCACATATTATTAAGGGGCAGCGGCAGACCTTCTATCAAAGCTGGTTCGTCCACCTTCGTTTAAACCAGCCTGGGGGAAGTTAACCAAATCTAATCCAAGTAACCACCTCTCACAACTGAAAATATCAGAGTGAGTGGTAGGATTTGTGTCAAGGTGTGCTACTTGAGTACCAGCGTTAGTGGCTTCAGCAGGTAGTGTTAGTTTAATACTATTAGTCCTCATAAATTTATTCTTCCCGTCAGTTACTCTAGTAAAGTTCATAAAATTACCACTATTTGGGTCACTCTCAAAAGTAGTTGACCAAGAACCTCCATTTGCATCAAGTGCGATGATATTACTAAACCATCTTGCTTCGAAATTGGTCCAATATCCAAATATGTTCTTATCTATGGTATTTTTACAAGTCCACCATAAATTCCCTGCGCCATAAATCCAGCATCTGTCCCACTCAAAAATATCTAAAGCAGTTCCAAGTGTTGGAGACCCCGCACACTGGAGTATTTTATCTGGATTAGCACCAAGTTGATTATTAGGATTAACAGTAGAATCTTGCCACTTATCTGCTGTCCAAGCAATAGTACACTTTGAAAATTTAATTTTATGAATTCTCCCACCCCTATGTTGAGCAACATCACAATGAGGAAGTCCCGCAGCATGATTAGCATTCCACTCATTAGGATCGTACATACCATTAAATCCATTTAGAACACTATCTGGCATATTTGCATGAGGCCCAAACCAACATTCCTCTACTAAGTAACTATGATTATGATCTGGGGTTGATCTAAAGCGAACCGCTTGTGTAATCCACCAATTGAAGCTACACCTATACATTTTTTTAAAAACTGTGTATTGCTGAATTTGCCCTCCATAAGTAGAACAATAATGAAATTCTAACTGCTTACCCGCATCAGGATGGTAAATATTTGTGTTATTTGCATTTGGTGTGCTGTGTGATCTTAATGTATAATCCCCACCTCCTGACCCTGGAGGAACATACCTAGGTGGTTTTTCAAAAAAACAATCAACAAAAATAAGAGAATTGCTTGTGCGTATCTCAACAGTGTCGGTGAACCTAATTCCCGTTATAGTCATCCCAGTGGCAGGTACTGAGTTATGACTTGAACTCCCCCCTGGATTAGAGAAGTTATTATTCCCAGTCCAATCAACTAGATCAGCAGTAGGTATTCTGTAACCTGTATTGAATTCTGTAGGTTCTACGGGGGTAGTTAGGTCTATGGGATCAGCAGCAGGACCGCCAAATGTTGTAGGCGGGGGTGGTGACTGTTGACCAAAGAGTGCCACTCTCGATCCACTATTTTGTCTTGCATAATATGTCATATATTATTTACCTATACTTGCGGTATAGAGGAACCCCAGAAGGAACCCCATCCCTGAGAGTGATTATCGACAAAAGTAACAAGATCACAACTAACATTATTTAAATAATCAGTCCTCCAATCATCAGTAAATGGGAAGTTATTAGAAATATCTGCATTAACAACAGTCTCAATAGGAGCAGGTAGAATGTGAACTCTGGGGTTTAGAGTGTTTTGCATTTGAATAGTAAAACCCAACAAAACGCCTCCCCCAAACAAGCCTCCATTCGCTGCTTCTTTAATAACACTGTGAACAGTATCATTCCTAACTACAGTAGTGTCATTTGCAACATAGGCTGAATTAGTTTTAGAGAAAGGGGCATCGACTGCATGATTAATATTAGCCCAAGGGCCAATAAAGGGGAACCAAATATCCTTGAAAGCCCCCCAGAAGTTCGGGGCAGCCGCTGCTGGAAGTCCTCGACTAAAACTCCTTAAAGTACCTTTAGGATCAGGAACCTCGGGCCGAGTATAAGGCCCCACGCCTCTTTCAGAAGGCGCAGCAGTTGGATCATAGAACAATTCCATAATTTTAGCACCTACCCACGCACCATCAAAAGTAGCATCATTCCCTTGAGAGGGGTCTGGGATCGAGGTAGCAGCCACATCTTCCAGAGGATACCAACTATCTAGCCAAACCCTATCAGCATTTTGCTCATGGTAGGTTCCATCAGCACTTGCCTGTCCAAGACCTATTCTAGAAAAAGGAATTCCCATTCCATCAGTGCCGCCTGGGTCTTTAATAAAAGTTCCCCAAAAACGAGGAATAGTTACTCCATTACTAACCCACCCAGAACTCTTATTAAGCTCAGTATGTGTAGCATCATCCCACAACTCCCGAGCAATAAATCCAACATCTCCTGAAAGACTCGACAATGTTGTAATCTCTCCACGCATCCCTAAACCTAATGGTGCAGTGGAGGCACCATACTCCCTACCATCAACATCATCTCCATAAGCAGAAAAGGAAAGAGACATTGACCCAGGAGAAACAATAGCGGTTCCAGTAGCAAGGAACTTTTTAACTACCCTATTCGTCACTCTGGTTTTATAAAGCATAATATTATCATTTTCATGTGTAACAATATTGAATTCAGAGCCACCCGTGCTAGATAAGGGAAATCCATTAGCATTAGACTGATCCCTTCCTCCTGGAAGTTCACACTTTGTATAAATGGATAAGTTAGGAGAATAATGCCACTGCATTTCCACAGTTTGGTACTTCTCCGCATAAGGAGTAATATTTTCTAAGGGGATTCCTAGGGTAGGAGCATCACTAGCAGTAAGAGTTGTATTTGCCATAACAGATTATTTTAAAATTTATTGGTGACGGATTCTAGTATATTCCGTTTTAAGAGTATCCAACCATAGATTTACACTAGTATCATATGGGATATCGCCAGTAGCGGATTTCATAAACTTAATATAATTGTAATAATTCCCCCAATAATTGGGAGTAGTAAGTACTAAAGTTTCTACATGAAACAAGTCTGGGTTATAATAGGCTCTTTTGAAATTGATGCTATCCATGTTAACACAAATCTCATTAATTAAATCTTGAGGGCTCCAGCCTTCCCCCGAACCATCATAATTTCCGAGTTTTTCAGGATAATGATCATTATTCCAAATAAGCCAAGAGTCGTCAGTATTCCTATTATATAATGGATTTGCAGCATATTTCCAATAGGCATCGTCATTCTGCGGACCTCCATAGTAACTAATTCTATAATCCAAAGAACCATCTACAAACATAGCATCATACATCCATTTTACAGTACCTAGAGTATTTTGCCAAGAATCTATCCACGCCCCTTCGTTTAGAATACC